AAGCTGCTAAAAGCGCAGTTTGGCGTCAAGTAATTTGCAAATTATAAAGGAAGAATGATATGCCAACAATTTCCCAAGACACGCTGCGCAAGAGTAATCTTGTTAAGCAAGAACTGTTTCCTGAACAAGGTTTCAACTACGACGTAGTTACCGTAAATGAAGCTGCTATTAAGACCTACGCAGTTGGTACTGTGCTGGGTAAAGTTACCGCTTCAGGTAAGTACAAGATCTGCGTCCAAACTGCTGGTGATGGTTCACAAACTGCTGCTGCTGTTGTAGTTGGTGACCAGACTATCCCTGCTACCACTGACACCAAGGTTCTGGCTATGGTTCGTGGTCCAGCTATTGTCTCTAAGGACGCTTTGGTTCTGGATGCTTCTCATGACCTGCAAGCTGAGAAAGATGCAATTTATGCTTCTTTGACCGCTCTGGGAATCTTGGTTGCTCCTACAGTCTAATAGAAGAATAAGAAGGAAAATAATATGTCTAATGTTCGTAGTTTTAACAATCCTTTTGAGATTGTAGACCGCACCAATGATATCAACTTGGTCCCAAATCTGTGGGGCAAGCTGCGTGAAGATGGTTTGTTTGCTGAAGAATCTGTTGCTCAGAATACTATCACTTTTGAAAGCACCACTGGTACTATCGCTGTGATTCCTGACCAAGTTCGTGGCGCACGCAACAACGTCAGCAAAGATGATAACCGCATCATCAAGGCTTTCAGCCTGACCCATCACCCATTGGACGACTATATCACTCCACAAGACGTTTCTGGTAAGCGTGCTTATGGTTCTGATAATGTCGAGACCACCGACGCTGTCTTGGCTCGTAAACTAGCACGTGTTCGTAAGAGCCATGCTATCACTCTAGAAGCTGCTCGTTGGCACACTCTGACCACTGGTACTCAGTTCAACCCTAGCGGTACTATTGGGTCCCTTTCGTACTTCACCGATTTCGGAGTTACCCAGAAATCCATCGACTTCGTTCTGGGTACGGCTGGTACTGAAGTAAACGAAAAGGCTGAAGAAGGTATTGCTCACATTCAAGACAATATCCAGTCTGGTGAAGTGGCAACTGGTTTCACTTGCTATTGCTCCCCTGAATTCTTCGGCAAGCTGATCAAGCAAGCTGGCGTTAAGGAAGCTTTTAAGTACTACAGTTCTACTCAAGAAATCCTGCGTAATCGTCCTGGCGGTGAAGGCGTATATCGCTCCTTCTATTTTGGAAATATTTTTTACGTGGAAATTCGCGGCTCATATAACGGTTCCCGTCATATCCCAGCTAACGAAGCTGTTATGGTTCCTACCGGCACTATGGACTGCTTCAAGACATTCTTCGGTCCAGCTAATAAGTTCGATCTGGTTAACACCTTGGGTGAACAAACCTACGCTTGGACTTACAGCGATGCTAAGGGTGAGAAGATTGAGATTGCCTCTGAATCTAACTTCCTGAACTTGCTGGCACGCCCACAGGTGGTCGTGAAATGCACTACATCGAATTGATAGCGTTTAACGTATTGCGTTAAGACTATCCTAGGCCCTCTTCGGAGGGCTTTTCTTAGCTCATTATTTTGTGAGTTAAGGAAAGAAAAGGAATAACATGTTAAACAACATTCAAAAGGTGCGTGTAGAATGCGCTGACACAGATCCTACTTTTCCAATTCTTCCAGATAGTACTTATATCTATTTATTGGAAAAGAATTACGACAGTATTACTCGCTCTGCTATGGATGCTGCTAGAATTATTCTAATGCACCTTTCCCAGCGTGGTAACGAAACGGTTGACATCTTTACGATTAAAGGTACTTCTGCAGCAGAATCCTATCGTCAAGCTTTGATCTTGTATATCAAAGATCCAAACAATAATCCAATGTATCAAAATTGCCAAGCTTGGTTTGGTGGTGTATCTGTTTCTCAGATGCAATCAAATGATTCTAACTTGGATAACAATATTGTGCAACAACCTTCTGTAAGTTACGACACAACTCCAACAGGTTATTTTACATTCTGAGGTGCTTATGTCTAATCAGTTTTTAAGAGCCTCACAGGAAGCTATTGCTAGAAATGGTGTTTTAGTAACTTATAAGAAAAAGGGTGCTAGTACTTATGATCCTGCTTCTGGTGCTGTTGTCAGTACAGATTTGGATTACTCAGTACTATCCTACCCTAAACATATCAGAGCAAGTCAATTTCATTACCCTGATTTGATTGGTAAAGAAAGCTATATGTTCTACATTGCTGGTGAGCAATCCTTTGTTCCTGCTGTAGCAGATAGTATTTTATTCGATAGCTTTATATACAAAGTAGATTCAATTCAAAAGCATTTTGCTGGTGGAGTTACTTGCCTTTATAGAATCATTGCTGTAAAGGGTTGATATGGTAACAGTAGATACAGCAGACTTGGAAAAGTCAATTGATACTTATGTTGATTTGTTGACCAAGGCTTTGAAGAATTCTGTTACTCAAGTGATGTATGGGACTGCTTCAGCTATTGTAGAAAATACTCCAGTTGGTGATAACGAGAAATACTTTGAGTTGTATAAGATTCGTCAAATGGAAGAAGGTTGGGAACCTGACCCAGGTATGTTGATGGCTAACTGGTATTTTGAATTGAATGCAACAGACGGGTTATTTGATTCTTCTGCTCGTGATGAGTCAGGAGATCATGTTACTAACTCAATCAGAGAAGTCATGATGCAATACAATATTGGTGATTCTATTCTGGTTACAAACGAAACACCTTACGCTCCAAATATTGAAGGCGGTCAGTCTAAAGAGAAACAACCACAAGGTATGTTAAGACCAATTGAAGCTGCTCTGTTAGACATCTACAAAATTCAATTCAAGGATTTCTTAAATGGCTGAAATAGTTAATATCAAAAGAGCCTGTGAGAAACACCTTGCAGCATTAGTACCAAGCGTTGTAACAGCTTACGAAGGAGTTAATTTTGATGCACCTTCTAATGCAATGTATCAGCGTTGCCAGTTTACTATTTCTCCTCCTGACGATCCTGTATTTGGTACAGGATACCATAGAGAGAGAGTTCAATTTCAAGTATTTGTTGTTGACCCTTTAGGTAAAGGAACTACAAATGCACTACAGAGGGCTGAGTTGATTCGTTTGCACTTTGCTAAAGGAACAACCCTAGTTGAAGGTACAACCCCTCTACACGTTTTAACTACACCACAAATTGCAGGTAATTCGGTTAGCCAAGGGAAAGTAATTGTCCCTGTGTTGATTGATTTGGTTGCAGAGGTGTATTGAATAGGGGTAGCTCCCCTGAAGGCAATTTTGCCTTATTTTGCAAAATAAAGAAAAGGATACCACATGATTTCTAAAGGCATTGCGAAGAAAGTCGCATACAAAAAAGAAGGTTCTGGCTGGGGTGTTTTGGCAGGTGCTGCATCTGGTAAATACATTCGTCGTGTTACCTCGGATTTTAACCTAACCAAAGACACATACGAATCAGGGGAAATTCGGACGGATTACCAGGTAAGTTCATACCGTCATGGCGTTCGTAAAGCTGAAGGCTCGATTAACGGTGAACTAAGCCCAGGATCTTACTCTGATTTCATGCAGTCTGTTCTGGCTCGTGACTTCACAGTAGGTCCAACAGGTACTTCTGCAACCATTACTACTGCTGCTAACGGCTCATTGTGGAATATCTCGCGTGCTGCAGGTTCATTCATTGCAGACGGTATCCAAGTTGGTCCTATCGTTCGTATGTCTGGTGGTACTTTGAATGCTGCTAACACTAACAACAATGCTTTGGTTTGCGTTGTAACTGCTGCTATGATCACTGTACGTGTCCTGTCAGGTACAGACATGGTAGTTGATACATCGGTTGCTGGTGTTACTGTTGGCACTGTTGGTAAAACCACATACGCACCCTTGACAGGTCACACTAACGACTCTTATACTATTGAAGAATTCTATTCTGATATTGCTCAGTCTGAAGTCTACACTGGTATGAAGGTTGGTGGTTTCAACATGCAGTTGCCTTCCACTGGCTTGACAACTTGTGATATGTCTTTCCAAGGTAAGAACCTTGAATTGACTGGTACTTCTCAATACTTCACTTCACCAACAGTTGCTAATACTAATGGTATCTTTGCTGCCGTAAACGGTGCGCTGATTGTAAACGGTGTACCTCGTGCTGTGATTACTTCTGCTGATATCTCTATCGAACGTGGTCTGGAAGCTGCTAACGTAGTCGGTTCTAACTTTGCTTCTGACGTGTTCACCGGTCGTATCCGTGTTACAGGTAACATGAGCACATACTTTGAAGATGGTACTTTCCGTGACTTCTTCAAGGATGAGACTGAAATTTCTGTTGTATTGGCTTTGACTTCTGACAACAGCAAGACTGCTCAAGCAATCTCAATCTGTATGCCTCGCGTTAAGCTCGGTTCCTCGACCCGAGCTGACGGTGAAATGGGCCTGGTACAGCAACACTCTTTCACTGCTCTGCTGAACGACGTAACAACTGCTGGTTTGCCAGCAACTACAATCTCAATCCAAGATACTTCTATCTAATTTGAGTTGATTATAACCCTCCTTGGAGCAATCCTTGGAGGGTTTATTTATTTGTGCAACTGCTCTTGCAAAAGCTAATCTTGCGTGATATACTTAGTTCTTATCTGGTGGAATTACGTCTGCAGAAGATGTACTACCTTTCATTAACAACCTAAAGGAGCAAATAATGGGTTTGAATCTAACTAAGAATAATGTAGCAGAAAAGTCAGAAGTTGGCTATGAATTTGAACTGAAGACACCTTCTGGTGAAAACAGTGGTGCTTTTATCACAGTCCGTGGGGATGAGTCAAAAGCTGTCCGAGACTATGACCGTAAGAAGTTTAACGCTTATCAAGCTCGTGTGTCAATGGCTAAGAAGCGCGGTAAGGATCTTGAGGATTTCTCCATTGAAGAGTACGAAGACATTGCAGTGGAAGACGCTGCTGTGCGTGTAATCTCTTGGAAGGGTCTGGAAGAAGGTGAAGGTAAAGCTGTTGCTGAACTGCCTTGTACTCCTGAGAATATCCAACGTGTAATGCGTCAACATAAGTTCATTCGTGACCAAGTCCGGGAGGAAGCTTCACAGCTACTGAACTTTCTCAAGTCTTGAAGATGCTATTGCCTTTGTAAGACAAGAAATGAAGCTAAATGAAACTCAGTCTGATGGGTTATCAACGAGAGAACATCTAGCTTCAGTTGAAAAGATTACAGGCAGAAAGCCTAAAGAACTAGAAGAATTAATTGAACTTCCAGATGAGTTTAAAAAAGTCTGGGAGGATTTTATATGTTTAAGTTCTAGCAGACCTAGTGGTTTTGGTATATCTCCTATTTCTTATACAGAGATAATGAATTATTCAATTCTAATGGGTGTAGAGTTTGAACCTTGGGAAGTTCAAGTTATTAAGATATTTGATAGAGTAACTATTGAAGAGATTAATAAACAAAATAAAAAGCAAAGTAAGAACTAATTTAATCCTATACATGGTTTTGCTGTGTATAGGATTTTCTGTTATTTCTTTAGTGCTTACGTTAGTACTAAATAAATGAATGAAGGATTAGATTATGAGTTACAATCTATCGGAAATTAAGTTTACAGTAGAGACAGGTGCTTTGACTGAAGCTATTAATAAGCTGAGTCAATTGAAAGCGGCATCACAAGCTATCCGTGATACGGCTGCTGCTCGTAAAGAGAGTATTCAGGTCCAAAGAGAAGAAGTCAAGTTAGAGAATGACCAAGAGAAGCTAAAGCAAAATAGACTCAACACTCTAAAGAAGCAACGAGCAGAAGCAGAGGCTAACCTAGCAAGTACTCAACAAAGCACTGCAGCTACTCAAGCTAACACTGAAGCAGTAAGCAAATCAACCAGCATTACTGAAAAGCAACGCAATATCTTGAGTTTCATGACTCAAGAGTATACCCGTAGCCAATCCAGTATCATGGCTACAGCTAAGGCTGCTGGTTATGCTGAAGAAGCTCTTTCAGAATTGGGTGATATTCTGGATGCGCAGCGTAGGTTGATTGGTGGAGATCCTTTTGATAAGTCCCTGAGTTCTTTGAAAGCTCTTTCTAATGAAACAGCTATTCTCACTACTCAAATGGAGTTGTACAATCAAGGACTGTTACTTACTTCTAAGCAAGTACGAGGATTAGCTGAAGATAAGCAACGTCTAATTGAACGGATGAAACTGGAAGGTGTTTCCAGTGAACAACAAGCTGTTAGACTTCGTAATCTGAATGATGAGTTCTTGAAGCGTTCTGCTTTGAACAATCAGATGACTGCTGAAATCGACGAACAAACCCGTAAGAATAAAGAATGGGCTAACAGTAACAACTACGTTGAAAAAGAGTTAGAGAAAGTACGTTTTGCTCTTTCTGAAACTAACGAAGAGTTGAACCGTGGTTCAGCTAATTCTATTCTAAGATTTGAGAATGCTCTGAAGCGTTCTGGTAAGACTGTAGAAGAACAGACTAAGCTTTTAGCTGAGTATAGAACTGCTCAGATGAAGTTACAGAAAGCTGGTGGTGATCGTGCTGTAGATTACATTACTCGTGCTGTAGGTCCGCAGATTACTGACATCTTTGTTGGTTTAGCTACTGGTCAAAGTCCTTTGACAGTCATGCTACAACAAGGTGGTCAATTGCGAGATCAGTTTGCTATGATGAAAGTTGATAGCAAAGACATGGCTGATGTAATGCGTAATAGCATGAGGTCAATGGTGGTCAGTGTCAAGGACACAGCTTTTGCTGTCGGTTCGTTACTTGGTGGAGCCATCAAGGATGCAAGTACTGCAATTGGTACTGGGTTTACCAAAAGCATTCAGTCTGCTGTTATTGCTACTCGCCTCCACCATATTGAATTGACACAGGGGGCCAAAGCAGCACAAGCCTATAAAGAAGCTCTTGAAATGTCCCCCGGTGGTATGACAGCGGGCTTCAGATCTTTGCAATTAGCAATGGTGGCAGTTGGTGCTTCATTGGTTGGAATTATTGTCTCGCTCGGTCTTTACGGTCTAGCTCTGTACAAAGCAGAAAAAGAGCAAAATGACTTGACTCGTGCTTTGGTTTTGAATGGTGCGGCAATGGGAATGACATCTGATCAGGCACTATCTTTAGCAGATAACCTTGGGGGCGTTAATCACTCTGTTGGTAAGACAATCTCGGTAATTACTGAAATGGCTAAAGCAGGTGGATTTGCTACAAGAGACATTGTTGCAGTAAACGCTGCTGCCGTACAGTTAGCTAAAGTCGGCGGCCCTGCCATTGAAGAAACAGTCAAGAAGTATGCTGCAATTGCAAAAGATCCAGTTAAAGGTTTGCGTGAATTAGCTATTCAAACTGGTCTAGTGAACAGTAAACAAATTGAATCTGTTGAACTAGCTATTAGATTAGGCGATGCTGCTAAAGCAAGGTCCGAGGCGATCAAGATTGCAAGTGAAGCTGATGTCCAAGCTGCTAAACGGATTTACGAGCAGATGGGATATTTGTCAAAACTTGGTGTAGAGTTGAAGGATATTTGGGATCGTGCTTGGGATGCTATTATGGGTTGGGGGCGTAAGAACCCTCTTGAAACTCAGCTTCAACAAGCTCAGTCAGCTTTGAACAGAATTGAGATCGAAGGTGGGGACAGTTCTGAAAAGAAAAAACTTCAGCAAGAAATCGAACTTCTAAAACAAAAGATTGGGCTAAAACAAAAAGACGCAGCAGGGCAAAAAGCCAATTCAGATGCGGCTAAGGTTGGTGAAGAGTTAGCTGAGAAGACAAAAGAATCTCAGAAAGAATATAACAAAACCAGCATGCAAACCCTGTCTTTGATGGATTATCGTGCAGCCAGATTGAAACAGGATTTCAGTCTTGAAGCTCAAGGTTGGTTGGAGAAAAATAAAGCTTCAAAAGAGTATCTAGCTACAATGGCTAAGTATACAAAAGAATATGAAGGGATGCATCCAGCCAAGACCGAAAAAGACAACACAATTGCAAAGCTAAAAGAAACGTATAATGCAGAGTCCTCTTTACAAAAGACTTTGCTGCAGAATCAGTTAGCTAATCTGAAGTCAGCTAGAGAAGCTGAGTTTATTACTGAAGAGGAATATCGTCGTCGTTCGACTGACTTGTTCAATGCCTCTATGAAGACTCAGTTGGACGATCTGAATGAGTTTAGTGCTAAAACTGAATCAGCTTATGCTAGACAGTTAGCTAATAAGCCAAAGGATCTTACTAACCTAACTAATGCACAAAAAGCTTTCAGGGCTGAAGTTGCTGCTTCAAATGAAGAGTTGCAATCAAATGCTTTTAAGTTTTATATTACATCTATTCAAGATGCAAGTCGTGGTATTGTAAAGACTACAAAAGATATTGAAGACCTTCAATCTGCTGAAGCTAGACTTTCTGCAGAAAGAAAAGACTCAATGGATTTGCAAGTTCAAAGCTTGACTTTGAATAGTGATGAAATTGCAGGCTTGAAAGCTTACAATGCTGAAAAGGCTAGAATCACTGAACTAATTGTTAAGCAAGAAAAAGCAGTTGCTGAAGCAAGAAAGCAAAATTCAGGTGCTCAAGCTGCTGTAACCGAAGCTGGTAACGGTCCTGCAGATATTGTTACTTTCATTAAATTGAGCATGGCTGCTGCTACAGCACAAGGTGCTCTTGGTAATGCTGAACAAGCTCTAGCTGCGCTCAAAAAACAATTAGCTGATAACCCAGAAATGGCAAAGTATGAGGCTGGTTTGAATGCTGCTATTTCTCGTACAAACGAATTAAAGCAATCCATTGAAGATCTTGATATGGGTAAGCGATTTGCTGTTGGGTTTGATGATGCTAGTGCTTCTGTTGGTATGCTTGTTGGTAATATGAATAAGTTAATCCAGAAGCAAAAGGACTATGATCTTGAACTTGAGAAAGCTAAGGATGATCCTGCACAGCAAGCTACTATCCGAGCTAAACAACAGCGTCAAGATATTTCCTATTATGCTGAAATGGCTGGTGTAAGTAAGAAGTACTTTAAGGAAAAGACTGCTGGGTATAAGGTTCTGTCTACTGTTGAGAAAGCTTTTCGTGCTGCTGAATTAGCTGGTATCATCTACAATGGTGCGGTGTCTATTGCTTCGTATGCTAAAACAGCAATCGCGGCTATTGCTTCAGCAGGTACATCAATCGCCGCTTTGTTGGGTATCGGTACTACAGCAGGTGCTGTTGCCCCTGTAGTTGCTGCTGCTGGTACTCCCGGCCCTGCTGCATTTGTAGCTTTTGCTGCAATGGCGACTCTTGTTGCTGCAGCAGGGTTCGGTGCCTTCAGTGGAGGTGGGTCTTTTGCACCCTCTAATGAAGGTACTGGTACAGTGTTAGGGGATGAATCAGCAAAGAGTCAGTCTCTAGCTAATTCTGTTAACCGCCTAAACGACATCGACATAATGCAACTCAAATACTCTGCAGGAATGCTGACAGCTTTGAGAAGTATTGACAACAATACAAAAGTACTTGGTGCAGCTTTAGCTCAGTCTGGTGCTATTGATATTAGTAAAGCATCCGAGGGAATTCAAACAGGCTTCAAGAAAGACACAATTGGTAAACTGTTGTCCGGTGGTGAGGGTGTTTTAGGTGGCGTCGCTGGTCAAGTTGTTAGTTA